GCAACTATTTCTGCTCAAGCTGCTGTAATTTACAATTTTTCTACAGTATCAGGATTAACTACGAATGCTGCTGTTTGTGTTTTAGATTTTGGTGGAGTTAAATCTTCATCTGCTGGAACATTTACAATTACATTCCCTGCTGCTGAAGCCACTGCTGCAATTTTAAGAATAGCATAGGAGATAAATTATGGCTTCCGTCCAAGGATGGGGCCGACTAACTTGGGGCTTAGGTGCATGGGATGAATATGCTCCTGTAGAAGCTACAGGTACTGGTCTCACAGCGTCTACTGAAGATGTAACTGTCACTACTGATCAAGTTATTTCTGTTACTGGTATTGGATTAACATCTAATACTAACGATGTAACTGCTACAGGTATTGCTCAGGCAATAATATCTGCTGGTGTGGTTGCAACATGGCAACCCATTGGTACGTACATTGTTCAGTCTGATTATATTTTTCCTATTACAGGTACATCAGCAAGTTCTGCTGTTGGTACAACAAGTCAAAGTGTTGATATACGAGTTGGATGGAATAGGTCTACAAATTTAAATACAGGTGCAGCCATTGGTTGGGGCGATGAGGCGTGGGGAGCTATAAGTAATTCTCCTAGCGCTACAGGAAATGGTTTAACATCGGGTGTAGGAAGTATAACCGCTACTACGGATCAAATACTATCTCCAACAGCCGCAGGATTAACTACTTCTATTGGAACGTATTCAATTACAGGAGACGCTGGAATAACTATTGTAGCAGCCTCTGAACCAGAATTAGATGCAACTACGGGATCAGTTGATGTATCAATATCTCCAACAGTTGAACCTGCGGGTCAGGTAGCTACATCTGCTGTAGGAGATGTATTAACATCTATTTTTGTTACAGGAGTTTCTGCTACTGCTAGTGAAGGAGATGCTACTCAAGAAACAAGTTATATGGCTCCTAGTGAGGAAGCCACTACTTCTGTAGGAACGGTAAATATTCAGACAGATGTGACCTTTACAATAACAGGAGTTTCTGCTACAAGTAGTACAGGAACATTAGGCGGGATCTTTTGGTCTCAGGTTGATGATTCTAACAGTTCTTTAAGTTGGACAGAAGTTCATAAGGCTGCATAAAAGTTTTGACAAACTTTATAATAATCAATAAAACTTTATTAGGAGATTAAATGTCAACATATTCAACAGGTTTAAGAATAGAATTACAAGTAACAGGAGAAAATTCAGGTACTTGGGGTACTATTACTAATAACAATTTTTCTCAAGTTTTTGAATATGCTATTGCTGGGGTATATGCTGTACCCGCAATTACGACAGGAACCTCAACTACTTTAACAAATGGCGATGGTCCTCAAACTCAAGCAAACAATCAAGCTAGACAAAATACCTTATTATTTAGTGGAACTGTATCGACAACTCATACTGTTCAATTCCCAGCTACCTCAAAGACATACGGAATTTACAATAATATTTCAGGCGGTGCAGACATATCTGCACGACTTGGAGCAACAGGGAATACACTTACTATTACAAATGGTAAGTACCGTTTAGTTGCTACTGACGGAACAAATTGGTATGATATATTTTCTCTTGCTGGATTGGGTGAATCATGGATTGAAAAAGATAATTCTGATTCCCCTTACACCGCTTCCGATGGAGATAATATTTTTGTAGATTGTTCTGCGGCGGTAGTTACAATTACTCTTCCTGCTTCTCCTACAATAGGACAACAGGTAAAAATTGTAGATGGTACAGGTAGTGCTGCTACATATAACATTACAGTTGGTCGTAACTCTGAAAAAATTCAGGGGGCTGCCTCAGATTTAACAATTAGCACTAACAATGCTGGTATTTCTTTGGTATATTATGACTCAACTAATGGGTGGAGGTTGAAATATAACGACTAATGGCTAACTTACAGGATTTAACAAATAGAAGTGAAGTAGGCGCAATTAAGCCTTGGACAAAAACGACTGCTCCTGCAGGTTATGTTCTTTGTGATGGTGCTGCTATTTCAAGAACAGATTATGCCGATTTATTTGCTGTAATTTCTACTACTTACGGTGCAGGAAATGGATCAACAACATTTAACGTACCTGATCTTAAAGGTAAAATGCCACAAGGATATGAAAGTGGAAATTATGCTATGGCAGGAACTGGTGGTGCTAACACTGTTACAGTTTCGGTAACAAATAATCAAAGTGCTACAAGTACCACAACAAATAATCAAAGTGTGACGGTAACAGGCTCTATTGATAATACTTCAATTACTGATGCTCAAATGCCTTCTCACCATCATGAAGTGAACTTTGGGCATCCATCTACTGGCGGTGCAGGTTCTTGGCGTCCTACAGGTGGTGAATCAACTCGTACGGAATCACTAAGTACAGGATCAGGAACTGGACACAATCATTCTCATACTTTAGCAGGAACTTTATCAGGAACTGTTGCGGTGGCAACAAACTTAGGCGGAGCAGTAACGGCTTCAGGAACAAATTCATTTTCACCTTATGTGGTGGTTAATTATATTATAAAACATTAGGAGATATTAATGGCAACACAAATAGTAATTGGAAACGGAAGTTATATAAAAGTAGACGACTCATATCATATTGATTGGGCGGATAAAGGAAATGCAATGCCAGCAATTCCAAATACTCTTCATGCTCTTATTTGGAATAATTTATCTGGACAAAATGAAATTCAAAGCAAAGATGCATCAACAGGTATGATGACGGGAAATACAAATCTTTCTTCAACAAGTGATGCTGTAGGGTCTACAACTGTTGGCGCCTTATTAACGTGGGCTGAAACCAGAAAAGGTGAAATAGAAACAGCAAAAACTGCTTATATTAATGATGGTAATGGAGATGTAGGAACGGGTTCCGAAGGTAAAACTTGGATAGATTACGATTCCAATTATTCTTAATTTTATCCAACACTTGCTTGAAAATTAAAAGCTAATGATATTCTTTCTTTATCTGAGTCAATTACTCGGTGATAAGTTTTAGCATCAAATATAAGAATATCACCTTTATGAGGTGTAATTTGTTTTCTTACATCTGCTAAAAAATCACAAAATTCTATATTAGAGTTTTCTTCTGATAAATATAAAACACCTGCACCAAACCATTTTCCATGCGTGTGAAATTCCTGATAACCTCGTTCTCCAATAATATTTATCCACGAACTGTCAATCATAAAAGGTGTATCTTTATTAGTAGTTGCTATAAAAAATTCACTTACTTTTTCCTCAATGGCTTTTCTAATGTACTTAAATTCTTCAATTTCAAATAAAATATTTTTATATACCTCTAAAGAAGTCATAACATTACAACTCCATGATTTAGTTTTAAAGAGGTCTTTATTAGTATCTATGTAAGGATAAACCGTTTCTAATAAATGATTATTTATATTAGTTTTAAATATACTTTCTTTTCTAAGAATTATTTCTTCCATAGTATTTATAATTTATGATCAAATTGACATTGAAATGCAATGGAAATTCTCATACTTGGACTTATTCTAGTCACGGCTACTGCCCTATGTGGAAGATAGGAAGGAAAAACCACTGCTCTATTAGGAATAGGAAAAGTTCCACCTGTCACGTTTTCTTTAGATTTATCAAATATAAGTAATTCACCACCCCATAAAAAATCCCACTGAGGATGAACAAAATAAACAATAGTAATATTTTTTGAAAAAGTTACTTCATCATCTTGATGAATTCCTTGGTCATATAAGGGAGGACCACAATTAAAATTAATACGTTTTAAAATATTTTTATAATTTTTTTCAATTTCTATTTGTGAATTAATTGAAGTCCATAAATTATATATAATATTTGATTCATTTAATCTTTTTTCGGATAGTAATTTATTTACTTTATCACAATATTCTTTTGCACCAAAACTAACGTTAGGATCAATACTATTATTAGCATTATTAAATCCCCAAATTCCCTTACTAAATTCCTCTTGTGCTAATTTAAATATCTCAAGTGAAACTACATTATCTATTATTTTAATAATACTCATTTATAACTTTTTTTCTGCCAAAACATTTTTTTATATCTATCCACCCATTTACTTTGAAGAAGAGTTAAAGTTTTAGAATGTAGTTTTTCTAAATAAAATCCTGACCACATTTTCCACGATTCTCTTTTAAAAGGAATAACTTGAACCATAGGATCACCTTTTTTAATTAAAAATTGTTTTTTTGTTTCCTGTAATAAAAAAGGAAAATTAATAACATTAATGTAAGTATCAGTATCTACAACACCTGAAATTATTTCAAATCTATTTTCAAATCTATTTAATGGTTTTATAAATAAACAACTATATCCTGGCGGTGTTTTAATTAACCATTTATTGATAAATTTTCCTGCATGTTTCATTTTAGAAATATTTTTCCATGCGTCAGGAAGTTGTGTACGTGAATGATAATCAATACTCTCTCTTTCTCGATTTGCAGGCGTAATTGTAAAATCATCTCCTACGGGATCTATTAAATAATCTTGGTCAAAAGGTATAATATAACCAGCCGTTAATGCATCAAGAACAGGAACACAAGATTTAACAGTAATACTATGTAAATTTTTATCTTTAAATTTTTCTAATTGTTTAAAACTTTCAGGTATGTGCCGCAGGGCAGGTTTTGGATGAGGCCAAACCTCTAGCATGTTTTTTGCAGTAGCACAAAATGTAATTTTTTTTTCAAACATTAATATTCTCCTTTCTTTTTTGGATAGGCTACTTCAAAATTTACAGCCAATGTTATTCTTTTATGATCAGTTAAATTAGGTGTGGTTGAGTGATATAAACCTCCATCAAACATTAAACACGTACCATCTTTAACTTTTACATCTACTATTTTATTATTAAAAGTTTTAGAGTCTTCTTTTTTTGTTAAAAAACAATGCTTATATTCTTTATTAATAAGAAAAGATGTATTGGTCTTTTCCACATCTACAAAAAAAACTAAAGATAAATGAGTATTATGACAATGAGGAATTGCCATTTGATTTTTTGTGTACCAATTAATCCATAGATTTAAAACGTTAATGTCAGGAGCATCAAAATTTTCAGCAATAATAAAACTTTTAATAATTTTAATAAATTCTTGAGATATATTTTTCATAGATGGATAACGATAATGAGTATCCCAAGCTGTTCTTCTTGCTTTAACATTAGATTCCATTTCTATTTCTGTAGAATGATTATGAACTTTATTATCTTCTACTTTTATTATTTCATTTATTTCTTTTTTCCAAAACTCAAAGTTTGGCATTTCAAAAGAATAAAATTCTTCTGTAAATAAAGTATGTTTTTGAATATCAATCATTTTTTTGTATAAAATTAAAAGACATTGATCTTCTAATTTCTCCTTGTATCTTAGTTTTAAAAGGCATTACACAGTGTTGATGTTTTGCTTCAAAAATATAAAAATCTCCTACTTTTGGTGTTACATAATGTGTAGAAACTCCTTTGCGAGAAATAAAACCAAGTTGCCCATCTTTAAATTTATGAGAGTCTCTAACATCATTAACAAATTCAGGTACTTTTAAAAACATTACTGTAGACCAACCTGTTAAATCATGGTGTGTATGCGGAGGGTTATACTCTCCCTCTTTCATATCATTTATCCAACAACTTATAATATTTAATTTTTTATTTATACTTGAATCTTTTTCTACGACATCATCTATAGAGAGCATATAATCATCCATGCAATTTACAATATTTTTAAATATTTGAGTAGATTGTAATATAGGAGAAAATTCTAATTCTGTTTCTAAACGACCCGCTAATCGTGGACCCCAACTCTTTAGTTTAGATTTAGCATCTTCATATTTTTTATTTAAATCTTCAATTTCATTTAAAGGTAATTGATACCGTTTAACAATACTTCCAAATATTAAAGTGTCTGATTCTATTTTCATAATAATCCTACCCAAAATTGAATACTAAATCTTTGTTCTAAAAAACTAACATCTTTGTTGTTTTCTGAGCATAAAGGAGTAATTGCATGCGGAATAAAAGAAGGAAAAACAACGAGAAAGTTGTCCTTGTTTTCTACTTCTATAGTTTTATTTTCATCCATAAAAAGCATATTTCCTCCTTTTAATTTTTTTGATTTCTGTAAAATTAAATTAAATGTAAATAAATTTTTTGGAGTTGTATCTTTATGCCAATTATAAAAACCTTTGTTGTTATAAGAAACAACATGAATATTCCAAAACAACCTATTTGTATTATTAAGAAGAAATTGATAAACCGAAAAATTATCCTTATTTATGTAGAAATAAAAACCCTCTGAAAAAAACCAATTTTTAAGAAGACCTATAAAAGAGTTTTCTTTTTTCACAGTTTCCCATTCTACCCAAAAATCTAATCCACCACATTTTGAAGTTATAGTTGTGTCTACATTTATATTTTCTTCTTTTAAGTCATTTGAATAAGACCAATTTGGAATATTAAATCTATTTCGGTTATTTAAAAAATCAGCAAATATTTCATCAACGTTTTGTGGATTTAAAAAATTTTCACAAGCAATAATATTTTTTGAAAGATTGTAGTATTTCATTCTATTTTCTGTCTCTTTCATAACATAAATTCTTTGTCAATAAAACAATTTTAAAAAGTTCTGTTGACCAAGAGAAAAATATGTTTAAATTAGGTTCTCACCAAAATACACAATCACAGGAGAAAAAGATGGAAAATCAAGAAGTATTGAAGGCTATAGCTACCCTTGCTGATAAGGTGAGTCGCTATCATGAACGTTTATTAGCAGTAGAGAGAGAAAAAGAGAAATTAGAGAAAGTAATGTCGGAACATTTAAAAGGGTGTGGTTGTCATAATACTTCTGATGAACAAGTGATGTTAAATGGTAATTCTACTGAAACAGAATGCGAAGCGTGTAGTGCTTAAATTTTTTTAACAGGCGCAATCATATCTGCTAATTTTGGTGCAAAAATTTTAACGTCTCTCCGTATGTCTTCTTCTGTAGTTGGTGTTTGGGTACTATCAATATCTTGTTGAACTTCTTCTTCTGATGAATATTCATAACCAGTTTTAGTATTAGTAATTGTTGTTTCAGACCGACAACTCATTTTTGGTATTTCTCTACCATCATCTAATTTAACTGTTCCTAGTTGTTTGGCTTCTTCTACAATTTTAGGCATTCATTCTCCTTTGTAACTCTAAGTTAAAACTTAATACAATTCTATCTTCATTTGAATTATTTTTTTCTACCTCGTGATTAAGCCATGACGGAAAAAAAATCAAGTCATTAGGTTTAGGAGTCCAAGATACACGACTACTTGTATGAATACTTTCATCTGTTTTTTTAGGGGGCATTAATACCTCATTTTGAGGTCGAGGATCATGAAAAACAAGAGAACCACTATCAAGGGGAACTTGTAAATAAAAAACGCCTGAAAGATAATTAAATGGGTGTGTATGCAATTTGTTTTTACTACTAGGAGGATTAATTATAGCCCATAGCCCACTCATCGAAGGTATCATATAATCTTCTACAGAAAGATGGTTTAATGCTTCTTGACCTAGATTTATTATTTCTGATTTTAATGTAGAAAATCTTTCATCAAGATGTAGGTCTGTTTGACTATGCCATCCACCCTCGTTCGTCTTTCTCACTCCGTCAGGATCTTTCTTTTTCATCTCTTTTATAACTTTAATAAGGTCTTCATATCCTGCTAAATTTATAGAAAAGACTGGGGTAATAAATAAAGAATGTAAATCGATTATAAATCTCCTTTTGTTACTTCTAAAACACTTGCTGTTACATGAACTTGGTTAGCAGCGTTTGCTTGCACATATAATATATCACTTTCTTCCAACACTAAGGGTTGTTCTAATAATTCTACGGTAGTATTTGCTGAAATACTTTTTTGATTAAATAAAACAAAAGTAGACGATGCACTGGTATCTGTCCATTTTATATCCACTAAAGTGGTATTAGCAGAATCACTTGCCACTATAAGTGATTTAACAAGTGCTGTTGTTGGAAAAGTTGGTGCTGTTCCAACTGCTCCTACATTACCTGTAGGCACAGTATAAACTGCTGTTAAATTTGTATTAACAACATCTAATCCTGCATTTTTAAAAGTATCAGCCAAGGAACCAACTCCTTCCTGATGACTTATCTTCTATATCTTGAGCATAAGAAGTATTAAGAGCGAGGATTAATTGTTCTAATAAACGAATAATTTGGTCTAATTGACTTGAACTATATTCAGGAGTTGCGTTTGGTAATCTTGTAATTGTTATCTTAGCCATTATTTTCCTCTTCTACCTATAACTTTTTGTAAAGTTTTTGCTTGTTTAGCATGTGTGTTAGATGCTTTTTTTAAATTTTTAATTACTTTTTTTACTGATTTTATTTTATTTTTTTTCATTATCTATTTTTTCTTATTGTTTGCTGCAAATTTACGAGCAGCATCTACTGAACCAAAACCCCATTTTTTAAGGGCTAAAGCCTTTCTAGTTGGACGACCTTTAGAATCTTTCATAGGGCCTTTCATACCTGCAAAACGAGCGGCAAAAGAAACTCTTCGTGGATTTTTACCTTTACTAACAGGAGGTTTTAAGTTTGCTCCTTCCGTTTTTTTAAAATGAGCCCTACCTTTTGCAGTTAACCCACCTGTTTTACTTTTATGTTCTTTTTTCATTATGACTGACTTCTTTTAATAGCACTTGCTGTCGGAGCACCTTTAGCACCTTTTTTACGCATAGTTTTTCCAGATTTTCTTTTTTGGGCTATATTATACCACAGCCCTTTTTTAGCAATTTTTCCTTCTTTAGTTTTATGGTATCCTTTTTTCATTATCTTCTCCCGTCAGGTCTGAGTTGTAATTTCATAGAGCCTAGTCTCCAATTTGTTTCATCTACTACATCCGTAGCAAAATTTAATTTTACTGATCTTCCTCTACCTCTTACATTAATTTTCTGTGTTGTACTACTTACATTACCTAATGTAGTCTGAGAGGAGGTAGATTGAGGGTAGTCCTCTAAGGTCATTGTAACTTTTAATTCTTTTGAAAGATTAGTAAAATCAGGGACAAATTTACTTACTGACATAAATTGGTCACCGTCTGCAATTTCCACCGATCCTGAGGTTAAAGAAGCTGAAATCGCTGTGCCGTCTGCTTTATTATTTCCTACCTCGTGTTTATAAACATACGAAGCGCCTGCTGTCACACCAATAGGGGTATCTGATACACCTGTACTGGTAGTGGCATTTGCTGTTAAACTAGCATTGTATTCGGTAGCAATGGTGTTTTCATAGGTATAGTTTGCAAGATACGTTGTTCTCCCTAGAGTAGTAGTATACCATGTATTTTCTAAATAATTGTGAACAACCAATCTATCTATTTGCGTTGCACTCCCACTTGGATAATACCACATAATTTCATTAAACTCAGGATTGACCCCACATGCTATATCATTTTTATTCGTAAAACTAATATCATCATAGACATAATCTTCTACAGAACACGGCATCTTTTTAACTACACCATCATACATATAGAATGCATCATCACCCATCCAGTACGCTCTACCATTTACATCAATCGCTGCATGTTGTGCTATCAATCCGCAGTTAGCCCCTAACTGTCGTTGACCAAAAGTAAAGGGTGTTCCTACAAATTGAACACCGTGCAATGAAGTATCTGTCCATACAAGGATTTGTCCTGTTGACCTTACGGCTCCCACGATACGCGAACCGTCAGCAATACGAAGGGAGCCTGCTTCATTTTCAGCAGTAGGTGCCCATGTTGTTAAACTTTCTCTATCAGCAAATCTAAAAAATAAATCATCTTGTGTAGCGGAATCTGTTACCGTTGTGCATGTCCCCCATAAAAATAAATGTCTTGTATCTGCGGAAACAATATTAAACCGAGACGCTACAGGTGCTGTTGCTCCCAAACTTACAGCCCTTACACTCATTCCTGAAGATGTGTCCCATTTATATGTTCCACCATCTAAAACAGTGGCTACTAAATCTTCACCAAAATTATCTAAAGACCAGTTTCTTCCTTGAAGTGTTACACTAGAAGTAGCACGAGGTGTTCCCCATGTACTTAATCCCCATGTTGCAACGCCCCAACCATAACCATAAGTAGATGTAGCAGGTCCTACATTAATTTGATAACTTGCTGTAACCGAACCACCACCTGCAGCGGTTGTTCCTGTCGCATTTGTAGGAAAAGTAATTGTATAACTATTAGCATCAATAACTGTTGTTATTTCAAATTCATTATTAAATTCTAAACCATCTACGGTATTAGTAGCACTACCATTATCAAAGGTAACAAAATCCCCTGCGATAGCTCCATGACTTGCGTCTGTTACTGTGACTCCTGCTCCTCCTGAAGTTGTCTCAAAAGGATTAGTTAGAGAAGCAGTTTCACGGATAGGTGTTATATCCGACACAGAACCTTCAGAATAAATATAAAGTTTTCTATCCGTTCCTAATGCTAAATATCTGGTGCCATCTAAACTTATCCATGAATGTGTATCTCTAACTACACCAATAACAGTTTCATTAGGATTAGGTAAATATTCCCACCCTTTCCATCTCTCAGGTTTACCATAATGAAATCGTACAAATTGAGAATCTGTATAACGTCTTTGGTCACCTGCAGCGTAAGAAGAGTCTTGCTTGTCTATACCAGGTTGAAATTTTAAATCAGTTAATTGCATGCTGAGACATACTAAATTATTTCTTGTTTTGTGGCAAGAATTGAGTTCCTACATTGCCCTTAAAGACGTAAGTACCGTGATGATTTAATCCACTAATAATATCAGCATAGACTTTACCACCAATTTTCTGCCATAATCGACAAAAAGAATAATCTTCCGATAAATAACGTTTTGTTTCAGGCTCAATCATTGTATCAAAGAAAGCATAATTCCAATCGGATGTATCATGATAATTAAACTTTGTATCATGAGGTTGATTCAAATGTTGGTCAGATTTAAATTTTAATTCAGGATAAGCTTTAGCCATTTTTTCAAATACTTGTCTTTTTATCAACATAAATCCTGTAGCGCCGTCTACTACTTCTATAAATCCTTTTTTTACTTCAACCCGTTCAGGATTTTTTACACTTAAATTATATTCTAAAGAAGCCGCATGTAATTCATCTAAATCCACATCAGGATTATTTTGAATTCTTTTTTTTACTTTTCTCCAATCAATTGCTTTTCTAGGATAAACGCCTGTTACTACATCTTCATCCAAATCTAACATTCTAAAAATTGTTTTTTCACTAAAACCAATATCTGCATCTATAAATAATAAATGTGTATAATCACCTGTATCATCCATAAATAATTGAACTAATGTATTTCGCGCTCTCGTTATTAATGATTCATTTCCAATCGTACCAAATTGTAACTGAATATCATGTTTAGGTGCTTCATTTACTAAACGTAAACAACTTTTAAAATAATCGGCTGTAATCATTCCCCCATAACAAGGTGTTCCAATAAATACTTTATGTTTCACTATAACTTACCTCCAAATATTCTATTTTCTTTATCCATCCTCGAGGTATAGCAATTGCCCCACCCCCAGTCACATCTTCTTTATCTTTACTATAAGAGCGCATGATAACAATTCTTTCCTCATTATTTGTTACCATCCATCCTACTTCTTGACAAATTGCTAAATGAGCGTTGATAACATCTTTTATATCAAGCCACCCAGTTTCTGTATCACGAGCATCAACCCACGTTACTCTAACCATTGGAGTTTTATTAATATCAATCACTTTTTCTTATTATAAAATTCTTTTCTTTTCGCTGTTTCGGCATTACCTACTTGAGGGTCGCCTTCTTTTTTTATTAACTGAAGATTAAAAGAAACAGACCTTCTCTCTTCATTTTGTGTTCTAAAAGGATAAACCCCGTGTGCTAACCAATGAGGAAATAAAAATATATCTCCTAC